TCTAACATTCTATCTCTTTCTGCCTCATATGCTGGCGCATATATACTTGTAGCCAACTCGTTTAAGTTTCTACCCAAAGTGTTTGCCATCGCACCTGAACCATATCTTCCACCAGCCGCAAATCTACTAGCTACTGCATCGCTTACCCCTGAAGCCGCTTGATCAAAAGTTGCTCTTAAAAATGGATTACTCTCTGGTAAAAGAAAATCACCTCTCAAAGTAGAAACTAAATTACCTGTCTGTGCTTCTGTGAAAGGGTTACCAGCTCTTGCAATATCTTCTTGCATTTGCAAAGCATCCCTTCTTTGATCTGACATCGGAGTAACTCTTTGCCCAAGAAAAGGTGTGGGTGCTAATTGACCGCTCTCATATAATCTTTGAGCTTCACTAAAAACCTGATCTAAATAGTCAGATTGAA